AAGAGGTCAGATCGCAGGTGTTGTAGAATCACTAATGGTTGATCTTGTTGCTAAGAGAGGCATCTATGACTACTTGGTAGTTTGCGATGAATCAAACAACACTCCAGCAAGAATAGATCGTAATGAGTTGTGGATCGACGTAGCAGTTGAGCCAGTCAAGGCTGCTGAATTCATCTACATCCCAGTACGTATATTGAATACTGGTGAGTTGTCAGGAGCGTAATTGAAAAATGAGGGCTTCGAAAGGAGCCCTCAAAACTAGATAAATAAAGTATATTAGGAGAATTTACATGGCAACAGCCTCACAATCATTGTTCAACATGACAGTCGCTGGTGACAACGCAGGTGGTAACCAGGGTCTATTGATGCCTAAGTTGCAATATCGTTTCAGAGTTAACTTCTTGAATTTCGGTGTTGATGCTGCAGGCGGTCTAGCGTTGACAAAGCAGGTTATGGATGTAACACGCCCGAACTTATCATTCGATGAAGTTACACTAAACGTATATAACTCAAGAATCTATCTTGCTGGTAAGCATACTTGGTCAGAAATTACTGTAAACATCCGTGACGATGCTTCAGGTACAGTTTCAAGGGCTGTTGGTCAGCAGTTGCAGAAGCAATTAGACTTTGTTGAGCAAGCATCAGCAGCAACAGGTCAAGACTATAAGTTCCAAACTAACATCGAAGTTCTTGATGGTGGTAACGGAACTGCTGCACCAGTAGTATTAGAAACTTGGGAATGCTATGGTTGCTTCCTAAAGACAGCAAACTATCAGTCATTGAACTATGCTACTTCAGATGCAGCAACAATCGCATTGACTATACGTTACGACAACGCAATACAGTCACCATTGACTAGCGGCGTTGGTCAAAGCATCGGCAGAATACTAGCAGGTGAGAGTTCAACAGGTATTGGCGCAGCAACTTAATAGTTAGAATAAATAACTAACTATGGCAAGTGGCTGGAACCAAGAACTACAAAACGCTGCCGGAGCATTCTTCGGCAGCGAATACCTTAGAGATTATTCCCACGCAAGCAAGACGTTTAGGACTAATTCTTACGAAAGAGCTCCTAAGCTAAAATTCTTATTTCACACTTATTTCGAAATCAATTCAAGCGCCTGGGCTGGCGCAGGTCAAAATTTAGGTCTGTTGGTAAAAGATATCAAATTACCTTCATATAGTTTCAACACTACAGTTCTAAATCAATATAATAGAAAAAGAATTGTTCAAACAAAACTAAAATACGAACCTATTCAAATCACATTCCATGATGATAATGGTAACATTATCAATAAAATGTGGTATGCCTATTATACATACTATTACAAAGACGCAAGTAAAATAAACGTTCAAAATACAGGCAGAGGTTCAGCATCACCTAAAAATCCTGTAAACAATGCCACTAAATCTACAATGGCAGATTATAATGAACGTAATCAATATTCCGTTGATTTGATGGGAAATGATAATTGGGGTTACATAGGTGAAACAGCCGACGGTAGTCCAACTAAACAACCATTTTTCAAAAGTATAAGAATTTATGGCTTCAATCAACATAATTTTATGCAGTATACTTTGATCAATCCTATCATCACGAATTTTTCACATGATGGATATAATTACGATGAGGGTGGCGGCACACTAAAAAATACTATGACTGTTGATTATGAAACAGTATTATATAACGAAGGTGCAATTGATGGAAACGCACCCGGAGATAAAGTTACTGGATTCGGTGATCAAGCAAATTACGACAGAACACCAAGTTCAATTACTACACCTGGTTCTAATGGTAAAGTATTAGGACAAGGAGGACTTGTAGACGCTGTTGGTGGATTCACTAAAGCACTAGAAGATGGCGATATATTAGGTGCTGCTAAGATTGCCGGCACATCATATAATACATGGAAGAATAAGAACTTGAAAACTTCATTGAAGCAAGAAGTACAGCAAGGTCTAGTGAGTGCCATAAAAGGCACAGTACTACAACCAACTAGAAATTTATTCGTGCAATCACCTACTAATAATTCTACACCAAACAATGGTGCAGGTGCACCCACAGTATCAGAAAACGGTTCAAGTCCTAATCCTGTAAGTACTACACCTACAGCCGGCAAACAAGTAAGAGGCGGTGGAGGTTGATATGGCTTTGTTTGAGATACAACGTGAGTCTTTAGATAAAACTGTAAAAATTTTCGATGCTTTTTACAATAGTGATTTGGTTGTTCCAAGCAATCAATATGACATAGTAAGAAGTTACTTCATTAAGATTTGTGATACTGAAGCTATCGCAAATAATTTTACTGCGGTGTTTTTTAGAATTGCCCAAGAATCAGACGTAGACGCTGTAACACTTTTAGAAGAACTAAAAGGGGCAGCTACTAATAAATTAGACCTTACAAAAATAATGGCTTACTATCTAAATAGTTTTAAATCAAAAACTAGTTTGTATGGAATAGCTGTCATACCGCGACCCGTGCAACCAGTTGCAAGAAACGTAGTATTATGATATGGGAAAATGGGCACAGGGTATATTCACACCCAAACATCCACACAAATATATAGGTAAACATAAACCTAAATATCGTTCAGGCTGGGAACTGACCTTCATGATGTTCTGTGACAGCCATGATAGCGTTATATCATGGGCTAGCGAAGCCATGCAAATACCATATAAGAATCCATTGACTGGTAAGCAAACAGTCTATATACCTGACTTTTTTGTTTTATATCAGGATAAATTTGGACAACAGAAGGCTGAAGTAGTTGAGATAAAACCTAAAAAACAAAGCTTGATCGAAAGCAGAGTAGCAAGTGCTAGAGACAAAGCAACAGTAGCATTGAATCATGCAAAATGGGCTGCTGCTATGGCATATTGCAAACGATATGGTTTATCTTTTCGCGTAATTACTGAAGATGATTTGTTCTACAAGGGTAAACGCTAAAATAAATACTGCATGACTAAGAAACTTGAAGAATTGTTCGATCTAGCTAGTAATAGTGAGGGACAAGATAATGATCTTGACTTACCCCCTGAAACTAAAGAGATCACACAAGAAGCATTGTCAAACCTTGAAAAGATAGAAAATGCATTACCGCAGGTTCGAGGTTTGGAAACAGCAGATGTAGAAATCGATCAATTAGCAGACTTGGCAAAAAATAGTTACAAGGATCTAATGGATCTTGGTATGCAGGTAGACAGTCGTTTTAGCAGCGAAATATTCAATGTTGCTGGAACGATGTTAGGACATGCTATAACTGCTAAAACTGCTAAAGTCAGCAAAAAACTAAAAATGATCGAACTGCAACTAAAGAAAGCAGCACTAGATCAAAAGCAGGCTAGTAAAGATAAAGAGATAGAAGCGACCCCAGTAGGGGAAGGTAAGGTCTTAGACCGTAACGAAATACTCAAAGCTTTGCTAGACAAAAAGACGGATAAATGATAAATATTAGATACGGGATTATAAGATATGAAAAGCCTAAAACAATATATTGCAGAAAGTGTACATTTATATGATGTGACTATCAAGATTGCCGGTGAGGTAGATAAGAACTTCCTAGATATGTTTATATACAATCTAAAGAAGTTTGAACCAGTCGGAAACATTAGTCCTAAAACACTTCCTATACAAAAAGATGTATATGGTTTTCCTGGTGTTCATAATGAACCAGTCACATTGCTAAAGTGCAAATTTCGCTATCCAGCAACAGAACCAATGGTTCAACAGTTGGCGCAGTTGTTAGGTTATAATCTAAATTATGTAAGATTAGTAGATACTAAGTATGATGACAGCATCAATACTGAGCAAGAAGAATATGCTAATCAGATGGAACACAGTCCAGTACTAACACACACTGAGTTAGAAGATGCAGGAGATGCTGCTAAGAAAGCAAGCAAAGATTACGGTAATTCATATCTAGATAGCATCAAAGATCAAGCAAAAGAAGGCATGCAAGGTAAGGATATACCTTATGCTGCTAAGAAAACTCCTGATGCATTCGATCCATTCAAGCCATATCTTGATGATAAGAGCAAGGGTGATAAAAGTCCTATGACTAACATCAAGCGTCCTGCAAAGCCAAAAACTGGCGCTATGCTGTAAGAGGATTAGTATCATGGATTTCAAGAAATTTTTAGAGATGACTGCTGAAGCAGAGTTGCTAGAAGCAAAAAAGAAAAAAGAATCTACTGTTGCTAAAGATCACAAAGCTGAAAAAGCCGGCAAGAAGGTAGCAAAAGACATCGAATACGATGAACATCATAAAGGAAGTGATGATGACAAAGCCGAAAAAGCAGGAAAAAAAGTTACCAAAGATATTGA